GAAGAACTAATATCTAGAATGGAAGAAAGTGAAGATGGATTTTTGATTCTAGAAAAACCAATGTCTATCCAAACCGTAGCACCAAATGCTGCTGGTCAAATGGGAATCGGTTTAGTGCCTTGGAGCGTAGCTGGAAAAACAGATAAAATTACACTAGACAACAAACACGTTATGGTAATTTTAGAACCAAAAAGAGAAATGGAAACAAATTATCTTTCATCAATAACTGGTTTATCATTATGAAGTATCAAGTTATGATTGGTGACAAACCTTATTTTAGAACTAACGATAAACAACAGGCTTTAGCAGCAGTTGCTAAAGTTCTTAATAATGGTCATGAAGATGTTTATCTTCATGGTGGTAGAATAGGAAAATGGTGGAGTAAATAATAATGCCAATATATGAATATCGATGTAACGTATGTGATGAAATAACCGAAGAGTTTGACAAAATCACCTCAACAACCAAAACAATAGAATGTTCTCTTTGTGGGGAATCATCTACAAGAATAATGAGTTTGGGAAGTTTTCATCTCAAAGGGGGTGGTTGGTACAAAGATGGATACGGTGATAAAAGATCAGTATCCAAAGAGGAAAAGATTGAAAGATCCACTGTCAAAACTGAAACCACCAATACTAAAACAGGTAAAAAAACAATTGTCTCCGAAAAACCTCTCGACAAAAAAGCACCCGAAGCCAGATCTATTGCCGATAGTTAATTTCTACACACAACACGAGCAAGTTTTAATTATTGGTGACTCAAAGGGAAAACGTGGAGAGAATTAACGATCAAAAAAGACTTGACATTTTCTAGCCATATTGGTATACTAATACTATAATTAGATAATTCTCTTGTGAAATATTATGAAATTAGAAAAAAACGATGCTATTTGGGCAGCAGACAAACTGATAACATACTTCAATAATTTTGAGCGAATCGATGATTATTTTCGCACAAGAAAACTTGAAAGAGTAAAAAAATTACCAGCAAGTTTGCCTGGCATGGGTGTGGAAAATGATATGTTCCAATCCTTTGACATGAATCCCGAAGAAATGAATTTTGATGTTGTTATGAAAAACGATTCAAAATTTGATTATGATGTCATGTTAGAAAAGACAGCATCCTTTTGTCCCGATGAAAACCCAGGCAAGACAGTCAAGTTGCTTATAATCGAAACCAATACAAATACCGTAGTTGGTTTTATTCGCTTGGGTTCCCCACTGATAAACTCCAAACCAAGAAACGATTATCTTGGTGGTGTTCCTGACCTTCCTATTTTCAACAAACGAGCAATTATGGGTTTCAACATTGTTCCCATACAACCATTTGGATATAATTATTTGGGTGGGAAATTGTTGGCAGGAATCTGTTGTTCTCATAAAATCCGTAGAATGATAAACGAAAAATACAATACAGAATTTTGTCTCTTTGAAACAACTTCTCTTTATGGAAACATCAAGGGTGCTTCAATGTATGATGGAATGAAACCTTTTCTAAGATACAAGGGTGATACTGTTTCATCGTTTTTATTGACACTTGGTGAAGAAATATATGTGGAGTTGAAGGAATGGTTCATTAGAAAGAATGATGGAGAAGAACTCATACACAAAGCGGCTTCGTCCAGAAAATTGAAGATGCAAACCAAAATGGTTGGGACTGTGAAATCTTCTTTGAAAGATACTGATACTGTAAAATACAATGAGTTCTGTGAAGCAATGAAAAAAGCGACAGGTGTTACAACTCAAAAAAGATTTTACATGAGCGAGTATGGATATTCAAATGCTAAAGATGTCCTGCTAGGAAAGACAGAAGTGCTAGAAAAAGCAGAGAACTTTGACAGATTTGAGTTGGAGAATGTTGTCAAGTGGTGGAAGAAGTATGCTACGAAACGATACAATAAGATGATTGTGGAAAAGAAATTGAGAACTGAACTGGAAGTTTGGAATGAAGATTCAATCAATAAAATTGATATAATACGATGAAAAGAAGAAATCCAGAAGAATACGCAAGCACAGCATTTTATAGTTTGAAAGCAAACCAATTTAGGTGGAATAAAGAAACCACTACTGACATAGAACGTTCTATATCTAGGTTATTTTATGATCAAGTATTTTCTAGTGGTGCTGATAAAAGCGGATGGTCAACGGTATTGAAAGGTGGGTGGGAATTAGAAAAAATGACAGATGACCATTATATGGCTCCACAGTCTGTTACAAAGTTTATAATGGATAGTGAATATTTATTAGAAGATTTTAATCATTTTTTGGATATTTTTCTAATGTGTCGTAAAACACACTATGTATACAAAAGTCAAAATGAAAAACTTAAATCTCTAACTAAAAAAACTTTTGTATTGACAAGAGATAGATATAAACATTTGGGGTTTAACTTATATAAAGATGGTAAACCTGACTATATTCAAGAAACACCAGAACTTCAAGTTCCTTCATATTTTACTAATTGGGAAAAGGGATATCAACAAAATGGGTTTCGAGCAACTATTATTGATAATCCAGTAAGTACATTGGGTGAATTTTTATGACACTAACGCCATTTTTAGAAAATAATAAGAATTACAATACAAAAAAGGTTGTCAGAATATTGGTGTATCCTAATATAACTTTCCAAGAAAACCTTGAGAGGGATAGTTTCGTTCAGGTCATCAAAAATCAAATCAAGGAACTAAATGCTATTCGTGATGATTTGTGGTTCTATTTGATATTGACAAAGAAACTCAAACTGGAGTATGACAACGTAACTCAGTATATTATTGACCTACCAACATACCCACAAACTATGAGGTCACATTTTGATGTGCCTTTGATTCAAAAAATAATCAAACATTCATTGGATTTTGATTTGGTGATGTCTCATTTACCAGAGCATACGTTTGACTTGGTAAACGTGATGCACAATGTAACACATCACGTTCCAACAGTATTTGGATATTGCCATTGGTTTGATTTGAAAGAAGTAGTAACATGGCCGAAGGATAGTTTCATAAAAAATATAATTGGGTTGCTTGAGTACGAAAGATGTTATTTGAATACACAGCACCAAAAAGATATGGTGCTAAAACAAGCAAGTCTTACATTCAACGATGGCATTATTGTGAAACTGAATGGGATATTACAAGTTCAACATTTAGGTGTGGATAAAAAAGATATAGCAGATGACATAAACGAAAATCCAGAAAAGATTATAGTATTCAATCATCGCCCAGATACTTACAAAAACTTCAATGGATTTCTAAAAGTAATCGATACACTAAGAGAAGAGAGACAAGACTTCAAAGTATGGATTCCACTTTGGGAAACGAAAGATAGAACCAGAGAGAGTTTTGTCTATACCGATAAAGGCGACAAACAATGGTATTACAATGAACTGAAAAGATGCTGTGTTGGATTCTCGCCTAAACAGAAGTATGGTGGATGGAGTGTAGCAACTACTGATGGTATGATGAATGGTGTACCTTATATTATGTTTGATGATACTTATTATAAAGAACTTTGTCCTACTGCTGACTTTTTTGAAAGCGATGAAATTGCTATCAATCTACTGAATTTATTTTTAGACGATACAGAATATAGAAATGAACAAGCAACATCTGCTAAAGATTGGATTTCAAAAAAACTAATCTATAAAGACAAGATGATTGAAATGAGTTCTTACATCGATGAACTGTTGGTACAGACAAAGGCAATGGGAGAATCGGATACATTCAAAAAAATTGTTGAGTGGATTAGAGAAGAAAAAGTTTTGAGCAAATCTCAAATAATGACACAACTTGGCTGGGGCCGAGGAATAAAATGGTCACCATATCGTAGAGCATTGATGAAACACCCAAACATATTTGATACGTTCCAAGAAAATCCAATGTATTGCTGGAAAGACTGATGAAGATTTTATTACCATTCGTAGATTTGTATGACAACGATATAAACCATCCTATGATAACTGGTGGTGCTGAGTTATTTTGTAGACACTTAAACAATCACTTTGATGTAGTAGTTCATCAAATACCTATCGTTGCTTTAAAATATTCTATAAGAGAAAGAAATAGAATTAGTCTCGACATAATAGATGAAGCGAATGAAATTAATGCTGATATTATCGTATCTAATTTTTCTGGTTCAATTTTTTCTGGTGTGAAATTATTAGAGTCTAATATTCCCATAATGATAATAGAACATTGTATGTATCCTATGATGTCTATACTTGAAAGATGGAACAATGCAGATAAGAAAGGCCATTCGGTTTGTTTTGTTTCCAAATCTCAAAGAAATAGATATAAAGTAAAAGCAAAAAGACTGTCTCAAACATTACCTTCTGTTCAACATTACATCAATCCTTCTTTCTGCGAAGGAGAAAAACCAAAGATACAAGATGTAGAATATGATTGTGTTACGATTGGTAGATGTTATAGTGGAAAATTTCCATTCAAATTACACGATTTTATAAAAGGAACTGACTTGAATGGATTAGTAATCACATCCAAAACTGATTATGATGATGGTGCTTATTATGAGAAAAATAAAAATCGGGATAATACAATTTGGAATCAGCCATATGATGTGGTGATGGATAATTTGGGGAAAGCTAAAACTTATTTCTCAACTTGTGATTATGAAACATGGGGGATTTCTTCTCTGGAATCTTTAGCACACGGAGTTCCAATAATTTTGAATTGTAATAAAACAGGAAATCATGCTTCGGAGAATATTCCAGCAAGTTCAAGTCATTTTAAAAAGATAAAGAATAACGACAAGAATGCTTTGATTGATGCTGTAAAAACATTTCAAGTTGATAGAAAGGAAGTACAAGACATGACATGGGAAAAACATAATTTAGAGTCATGGAAAAATAATTTCACAGAAATTGCTTCTATGACAATAGACAAATTTAACTCCAAACATAAGAAAAAAACATGAGAACTAGAAAAAGTTTATTGAATGAGATGCTCTGTTTGTCGGAAGTTCGCGGAGAGCTTGATGTTTCAAGCAATGCCGAAATCGAATGTAGATTGAAAGAAATTGATATTGAAATAAAAAATTTGAAAAAAGGAAGAAAATAATGATATTAGTTGATATGAGTCAAATACTATTTGCATCGGCATCTATGTCTATGAAAAATGGTAAAGCGGATATAGACATTATTAGACACATGACATTGAATAGTCTGAAAAAATATCGAAAAGAACATCACAATGAATATGGCGAACTGGTTATATGTTGCGATGGAAAACATTCTTGGAGAAGAGAATTTTTCCCACAATACAAAGCAATGAGAAAATCGGGAAGAGAAGCTTCATCAGTAGATTGGGGTAAAATTTTTGAGATATTCAATCAACTCAAAGAAGAAATCAAAGAAAACTTTCCTTATCGTGTAATCCATGTTGATACCGCAGAAGCAGATGATATCATAGGAACATTAGTTTTGCGTGGAAGAGAGGAAGGTGAAAAAACACTGATTGTTTCCAGCGACAAAGACTTTATACAGTTACAAATGAACGATAACGTCTACCAGTATAGTCCTGCTACAAAGAAATTTCTGAATGGTGTTGACCCACAAGAATACCTAAAGGAGCATATTTTGCGTGGAGATAAGGGAGATGGTGTGCCCAACGTTCTTAGCGATGACAATGCTATCGTTGATAAAATTCGTCAGAATCCCATAACTAAAAAAAATCTCGAATTGTGGATGAATGGTTCGTTACCAAAAGAACATGATGAAAGACACGAAAGAAATACTGAACTTATCGACTTGAGATATACTCCTTGGCACTTATCGTGTAGTATTTTGGAACAATATAAAGAGGAACCAATCGGCAATAGAAATAAACTGCCCGATTATTTCAAAGAACACAAATTGGAAGTGTTGTCAACTCACATCAAAGACTTCTAGTCAATATGTAGACGGATGAAAAGAGTTTCCAAATTTTATAAATAGTAGTATGAAAACATTTCTACAATATCTAGAAGAAAAACTTATACTTTACGGCCAAGGCAAGAAATATGGTCAGATAGTGTTCCTCGCCGGAGGAGCTGGCAGTGGTAAAGGATTTGCGATTTCTAACTTTATGGAAAAAGAGAAGTTCAAAATCCGTGACGTAGATGAGTGGAAGAAAAGCTTTATGAAAATGGCCGACCTTCAAGATAAGTTTCCAGAGATAAAAGGGTTGAATCTGAAAAATCCAAAGGATGTTTATAAAATTCATATGTTTGTCAAAAAACTTGGTATCAAAGACAAATCCCTCGACATTATGCTTGCTGATGCTAATGCAGACAGACTTCCCAATATTATGTTTGATATCACAATGAAAGATGTTTCTGACATAGCAGACATTATACCTAAACTTGAAAAAGCAGGATATGACTCAAAAAATATTCATCTTACATGGGTATTGACAGATTATTCAGTTGCGATTGTCAACAACAGAAATAGAACCAGAGTTGTTCCAGAAGACATAATGCTACTCTCACATGAAGGAGCAGCAACAAGTATGTATAGTGTAATCAAGGGAAAACTTCCAAGAGGCCTCAACGGAGGTGTTAGAGTTGTTCTGAATAACAGAGAAAATACCATTCCTTATGTTGATCCCAAAACAAAGAAAATAGTAAAAACCAGAACTGGTAACATAATTGTTACAGATTTTACCTACCTGACCTTCAAGAAAGAAGGAAAAACGATTGCTCCAGAAGCTGATGTGAAGAAAGAAGTCATGGGCTGGATTGCTGCAAACGTTCCCAAAACAAAACTCACCAAAGATTTTTCTTATTTAGAGTAAGAAAAGACTTGACAAACGTCCCATCACAACGTATAATAGTACATGAAAGTGAGGAAAATGTCAAAAACATTGAAGAAAATAAGAAAAGAAATGTTAAAGAAGTATTCGGGAAAGATGGCCGGATATGAGCATCTTGACGATGGAACAGGCGATTATTCAAAAGAACCTGCTGGATTGGAAGATGGAACAGATGCATTG